TGTTCTTAGGAAACTGAAGTCTTAACCCATTAAGGAACAAGGCAGAACTAATCTGTTGCTTGACCTCTAAAGGGATTTCTGACTTCTGATTTTCCTAGAGAATATATTTAATACCTAAGTATATGCTTAGTAATTAGTAATACTATAGTAGTTAACTTAGTAATCATAAGATTAAAGAAAGAATAAACAAATGAAAGACTTCCTAGGACAAGATGTACAAGTAAACGAATACTTTGCTTATCCTTTAACTGTTGGTAGATCAGCTTGTATGGCTTTATATAAGCTTGTTGGTGTTCTTGAAGATGGTGTAAGAGTTAAAGCTATCAAGATAGAAAGCTCTTATGGAGTATGTTTTGATAAGTATAAAATCTTCAGGAAGAATAAAGAAGGTGTTTATGAGTACAGAGATATGACTGAAACAGAGAAGCACAAACTTGATAATAAAACAAGCACACTTAATGAGTTCTCAAAGAGAGCTTGTAAGGTTGATTACAAGGAGTAAGTATGAAAGAGTATATAAAAGATAAGATGAGCAATGTATTATTGTTAGCTCTTACATTTACTTTGGACTTTGTTAGTGATTTACTACGAGCAATTGGGTTAATGGTTGTTGTACTAACGTTACTTGGTTATGTTACTTTTAAAGTATGACTAAGACACAACCTAAACCACAGCTTAAGCACAATCACAAAGACTTCATCACGTATGACCCTGTACATGGCAGCTTCATGCTAAAAAAAGAAGGTTGTGAACTCAGAGAGGTCTACCCTAACGACAACGGATACATCCTTTATGGACATGAGAAAAAGCTAAGGTATGTAAGAGCTTGTGTAATTGCTTATGAGATATTTAACTCATGTGTTATTCCAAGTAATCACAAGATACTCTTTAAAGACTTAGATATGACTAACTTAAAAGCTAATAACTTAGGCTTAGTCAGTGCTGAAGAGTACAAAGAAGCTACACAAGCACTAAGGAACTTATCTAACATAAAGCTAAAGCCTCACCCACATGATAAGCATAGTTATATCTTGACATACAATGAGAACGGTATGCGTGTACGCAAAGTAATCTTTGATGTTGTTGTAGCTAAAAGAGAGCTTATCAAACTGAAGGTTAAGTTTACTAAAGTAGTATCTAAGTATTTCTATTTAGATTAATTTATATTGTTTGTGTATTGCTATTTTGTGTAAGTAATGATATAATACACAAATGAAATAACAGAACAACAGAGCTTGCACTTTGTTATACTGATTCTGTAGTGCTCACCGTCTTACTATGGTGGGTAGGGTCTAGCAATGGACGGTAGCTACACTGGAATATAGTAACCAGTACAAATTAAGGGACTGTACTTCAGTGAATAGAAGAACCGGCTTCTACCCGGTATGTCGTAGGTTTGAATCCTACCAGTCCCACCAAACAAGCCCATAACTAAAATAATAATAAAATGACTAAACCAATCGACCAACCAGCTAAATATTGCAAGCAATGTAACACACCACTGAAGTACGCTAAACAGCGTAAAAACTTAATCTGTAGAGAGTGTAATGACAAAGCATACGAGCTTAATTCGTTTAGTGTGTATGACATTGAAGCTGATCTAGAAGTGCTTGTTAACCCAAGTGGGAAGACAAGAGTGCATGACTATGATACTATCAGTGGGTATAAGGAAGATTAAGTAGTTTTGTTAAGTAAGTCCTAAGCAAGAATAAACTGCTAGAGCTACCTTAGTTTAAGCTGGCAAAACATCAAGCCTAAAGGTAGAACCTAAGTCTTTACTTAGAGTGCAAGTTCAATTCTTGCAGGTAGCTCGCTCTAAATAAATCAACAAGCATTTGCCATAAGTTATCCTGAAGTAAGCAGTAGTGTTAAGAGCTACTAGGCTGCTTTATGGATTATTACTTGTGGTGTTTTGCTTGCTGGATAAAGGTCGGCACAACTGTGTTGCACCTTAGAATCGTTTGTACGAGCACAAGTATAGGTTAGTCCCGCTTGTTGAGACAACGGCGAAGCCTTTGGCTTGCCTGAGTCGGATCATACAAAGCTGGAGCCGTAACCAGCACTAACACAAACATATCATAGAGTTGCACAGAAGTGCTGTTTTGTGTATGTATAAATAATAAGGAACAGATATGGTATTCCGTGCTAGGAAAGATAATAACGGTGAGATTGATCCTAATGTGAATTTAAAGGGTCGTATTGCTAAGACAGACAAGCCAACTAATCGTAGCTTACGTGAGAAGTACACCGTTGAGTTGCTTCGTAAGCTAAGGCCATTGCAGTCAGTGAGTATTACAGCAGCAATGAAGATTATTCAGAACGACCAAGCAAGTGACCAAAACACACTGAAGGCTGCTGCGCTGCTAACAGGACTGTATAGAAGCGTACTTAATGATGCTTATGGCAAGGATGATTTAGCAGATGATGAAGCAGAAATGATTCAGGAGGAGAATCAGCCTAGTTTCTCTTTGAGAATGATTAAAAATGATGATACTGAATAAAGTATAATTAATAGATATAACGAAGGATAGGTTTGGATTAATTACCCAAGTTGATAAGGAGGAATCTTCCCACCTCTTTCCTGAGTTTTAAACAGGGAGTTATTTGGAAGAATATGAAAAGAATTGGACCTTCATCAGACGGTAAACCTTATAAATCTAGCTATGAATTAACTTGCGGTTGCATCTTAGATAAGTACGATGCCAACGCCGAAAAGAGCACAGTTGAAGAGGATTACTGTAGCATTTGTACAGGTAATAAGTACGACGAAATGTTAGCAAGGCTAGGTCTTACTCTTGTAGAAAAGATTAACAAAGATATTCAACGCTATAAAGTAAACTCTTGCAATCACGAGCTTACCATTCGTAGAGCTTCATTAAAGCACAGAAAAGAGTTCAATTGTAACGAGTGCAAAGCTATTGAATTAAAAGACTTGTATAAGTCTCGTGGTGTTGAACTAACAGAAGAAAAAGCTAACAACCCTTTACATAAAGTATTCAGATTTAAGGGTTGCAATCATACTCAATCTATAGACCCTGTTCTACTAATACGAGACACATTCAGGTGCCAACAATGCTATGACGCCGACTTACATGCTCAAGCGTTATCATCTGGTTTTCAGTATATTGGACCTGCAACAAAAGAAAACTGCAAAAATAACTATGACTATAGAAAGTACAAGCGTATTGAATGTGGGCATATTAAGGATATTGTTGTTGCAAATGTTCGGAAGGGTATAAGTGGGTGTGGTGTTTGTGATGAGATACGCTTTAATACTGAAGCTAATAAGTCAGGTTTTAATCTTGTTGGACTAGCTCAAGACGGCTTAGGTCACAAAAGACACTACGAGTACATAAATTGCGGTCATACTATAAATGTCACCCCATCTAGCTTGCGGCGGCGTGGAGATGAATGTATGGAATGCCGGGAGATAGGTTGGAAAGAAGTAGCTAAGTCAAAAGGTATCGAGCTTGTTGCAGATGACCCAGATAATGTTGGATACAAATTCTATAAATTGCAATGTGGTCACACTAGTAGTTTTAGAATTAGCCATGTTAATTACGGTTATTTTAAATGTCCAATTTGTTTTGCTGGTTATCAACAACTAGAGAGTTTTGCATATTTAATTCTAATTGAGTCTCCTAATAATTCTTTCTTAAAGTTTGGTTTTGGTAAGCAACCGGAACTTAGAAAGTATTCTTACGGTTTGTCTAAAGATTTCACGAAGAAAGTATTAGCTGTTAGAGGTTTTAAAACTGGTAAACAAGCACAGCAGTTTGAGCGTGGAATACATATCAAATATAAAGCACAAGTTCTTTGCAAGATTGAACAGAAGAAAATAATGAAACAATCTGGTTATACAGAATGTTATCCTTTGTCGTTAATGGATGACCTTGTTAAGGAGTTAAATGGCGGCAGTTAAAAGAAAAACAACAAACAAAACAAAAAGTCAAGAAGTAAAACCAATGCTTCTTGCCCCAGCGAGTAAACCACAAGAATACTTGCTTAATTCAACATCTACTATTACACTATACTCTGGGTCAGCTGGGAGTGGTAAGACTTATGCCTTACTATTAACCGCACTGAAGTTCATGCAGTATCCTAACGCCACTGGTTGTATCTTCCGGCGCAACTCCAAGATGCTTGTCGCACCGGGCTCGATTTGGCATGAAGCTGTTAATATGTTTAGTTCTATTTATCCAAATCTTAGAATTAGACATAGAGAAACTGAGATTGTCTTTCCTAATAAGGCTATCTTAAAGTTTTCTCATATGCAGCACGCTTCTAATGTACTTGACCATAAAGGCGCACAGTATAGTTTTGTAGCCTACGATGAAGCCACAGACTTTGATGAAAATATGATTACATTCATGCTATCTCGTATGAGAAATGCATATGTTCCTCATGAGCCTCAGATGTTTCTTTGTACTAACCCCTCATATCATTCATTTCTAAGACACTGGATTGAGGAGTTTTATTTAGATAATGAGGGTATTCCAAAAGATGCTACCCAGAATGTAGAACGATACTTTGTTAATTCAGGTAACAAGATGAATTGGTTCAATACTCTTAAAGAAGCAGAATCAATTTATGGTGTTGGACCTTCAAGTGGTATTAGGTCATTTAGGCTGATCAAGGCAGTTATCGCTGATAACGTACCACTTTTGAAAGCTAACCCTCAATACCTAGCTAATCTAATGTCTTTAAGCAGGGTTCAAATGGCTATCATGCTTCACGGAAGTTGGACGGCCCGTCTAGAGACAAGTGGTTATTGGCAAAGAGTGTGGTGTACTGAAGTTGCAGTACCTCCTGCGGTAGTTAAAGGAAGGTGTAGAGCATGGGATTTAGCTTTCTCACCTCAATCTGAAACATACCGCGAGCCTGATTGGACTGCTGGTGTCTTAATGTCAAAAGACAAGTTAGGTGTCTACACAATTGAAGATGTTGTTAGGTTTAGAGATAGAGCACACGTTGTTGAAGACACTATTATGAAAACAGCAATCTCAGATGGTGCAGATGTTATTATTAGTTTACCAAACGATCCTGCTGGCGGTGGAGCCTACGTAAGAGGACTGCAAAAGAGACTATCAGAAGCTGGCTTTATTTGCAGACTAATAAGACCGACAAAAGGAAAGATACAACGTTTTGCCCCATTTGCTGCTGTTGCAGAAGCTCACTTTGTTAATATTGTTAGCGGTTCTTATACTAATGATTTCCACACTGAGTTAGAAACGTTTGACGGAACTAATAAGTTCAAGGATGATCAAGCAGATGCCTGCTCAGACGCATTCTCTGTGCTTAACCAAGGGTACGAACTCTGTACCTTTTCATTACCCGATCTATCCACTGCCCCCGCTTTCTCTTTCTCCTGACCCTCTCGGGTCTCCCATACCTCCACATTAGCTTTACCCTATCACTTCTGATAGCCCATAGCTCTTACCTATCTACCTAAAAGGAACTGCCTATGGCAACCAAGAAACCCTCTATCCCCGTACCAAAGCAAGACCAAACACTACCTTTTAGTTTAGACGAACAAGGCTATCAAGGTTGGAACATCTTCAATGGTATCTCTCAAGACGAAGTAAAACGTGAGCTTGTTTTTCCAAATTCTGTAAAAGTATTCAAGCAAATGAGTATGCATCCTGCTATTGCAGCACCTTTAGCATTGTTTGATGCTCAACTAGGTAAATGCGAATGGAAAGTACAAGCACCTGATAATCCCACTAAGAAAGAGCTATCTCAGACTCAGTTCATTCGTGAATGCCTTGATGATATGGAACACTCCTTTAGTGACTTTGTTAGGGATGCTGCTAGTGCTAATCAGTTCGGCTTTAGTGTACATGAGAAAGTATTCCGATTGCGCTTACCAGAGTACGGCTCAATGTATTCTGATGGTAAAGTAGGCTGGAAGAAACTACCTTTGCGTAATCAAGAGACTATCAATAGATTCTTGTTCTCACAAGATGGTAACGACATTACAGGCGTTGAACAAGCATTCCCTAGTGGAGATACCTACGGACGCTACCAAGGGCGTACAGACATGCCTAGGCTGTCTCTTGGGCCTAATGGTAAGGCTATGTTATTTCGTGTTGGTAAGCATAGAGGTGTACCTACTGGTGCATCTCCTTTGAGAGATGCCTATATCTCTTGGAGATACCTTACGGAGCTAGAGCAGCTTGAAGCACATGGTATTGCTAGAGACTTAAAAGGATTACCTGTCCTAAAGATTCCACCTCAATATATGTCCAATGATGCTACACCTGAACAGAAGCAGATTTATGATTACTACAAGAATGTACTTCGTAATATGCAGACTAACCAACAATCAGGTTTAATCCTTCCAACAGCTTTTGATGAAAACAAGCAACCATTGTTTAGCTTAGAACTTCTTAATTCAGCAGGCCAAAAGAGCCACGATATTGACAAGGCTAAGACCTATTACATGAATGCTATTTACACAGCAATGTCTGCTGATATTTTAATTATGGGACAATCAGCTACAGGCAGCTTTGCTCTAGGTGCTATCAAGAACTCATTGGTTGGTGCTTACATGGAGAACATGGTTAAAGGATTACTACAAGTAATTAATGATGATCTTATTAAGCAGACCTACTTACTTAATAACTGGGACGCTTCACGTTCATGCACTATGTTTGCTGATAACCTAGAAAATGAAGATACAGAAGCACTATCCAAATTGGCACAGCGCGTGTGCAGCGTTGGCGCCTTAGAAATCGATAGACCTGTTCTTAATCGTATCCGTAGAGCTATGGGTGTTGATGAGCTACCTGATGATATGCCACCTCAATTAGAGATCATGCCGGGGTTTACTTCTAAGTCTGGTTCTGGTATGGCTAATGGAACTGTTGGAGAAGGTACTGCCACGTCACTAGGTGGAGGTGACACGTCAAGTAATAACCTCGATAACACTGCTTGATATAGCCTTGAACAGCTTTAAATAGCTTTAATCATTCAATAATATTGAACTTAACAGCCTTGACTGTTTAATTTAATTGACAACAAACATAACAAATGATATAATACAACTATTGTTTGTTATGTCTTGATATAAAATAACTATAAAGAAAACATGACTACTGAAACAAAAGAAACAAACGTATCAAGGCTTATCACTAAGTCACTTAACCAAGAGCTACGACTCGCCACTTTCATTGTACTGGAAT